ACTACACTTCGGTTCAAACCGTTATTAAGGGTATAGGTCTGAATATTTGAGTCCCCTCGTTGTAAGACTGTTGGCAATGCGCCGACTGCCTGCATATCAGATTTTGTTTTTAAAACTCCATTAAAGGTATTTGTGGCTGTAAAAGTGTTATCGGCAGCAGCGACTACATCACCTGCTCCTGTGCCGTCTGTGCCTTTGTCACCTCTGGGTATTGTTATATCAAGCACGGCTGCGGTATCTGTTCCGACGTTGGTCACGCTTGCTGTAGTTCCCGGCTCTCCTGTTGTTACGGTTCCTATTGCGACTGTAGCAGCTGCACCATCTTTGCCGTTGGCACCATCTGTACCGTGTTTCCCTTGTTCGCCTTTAATATTCACTGGGTCAGGATTAGGAAGCCCAGCTTTATTTGTCCAAGAAAGAATATTTTCCGTCACACTCGGTACAAACACATTGACGTTTTGTGCTATCTCCAGTGTTTCATCTTTAATGCCATTCATTTCATCAACTGCAGCAGAAGTTATACCTTCAACCTCGCTTAATGCTGTATCAACCTTCCCCGCCATCTGTGTAATGTCTGATTCGAGTTTTTCGCCGAGATCTGTAGTAATTGTATCCAGCTCTTGAATGCACAATGTATTCCGATCGATAGCAGTTTCAATAGCCTTAGTAATTGTCTGTGGTGGCAATTCCGTTTGCTGGGTTATTTCTGTTCGTCTTGCAAACGTAATTGTTACGCCATCCGGTAACACTGCTGTTACTTTTACAGTACTGCCACTAACAGTATAATCGGCATTGTAATCAAGGCTCACCTCGCTGCCAACGCTGTCGATGTAACTAGCCTTTACATCGCTGGGGGATTGATACTCAAACGGCAATGAATATGCTGTCCCTTGTTTGTACTCATAGCTTACCTTTGTTGCTCTTGTGGTTACGCTCATTTTGTCACTCCTTTGCTTTAAAAAGTATTTTGCATTGTGTTTATTTGTGATATAATTGTGAAAAGCAGGCATAATGTTCATATGAAAGAAGTGTTGTCTATGAAAAAAGTAACCGCTTTACTTTTAATTTTTACATTTGTTTTATCTTTAACAGCTACAGTTTTCGCACATCCCGGTAGGACTGATTCTAATGGCGGTCACTGGGACAGAAGTAAAGGAACATACCACAAACATTAATTAGTCTTATTGCCTGCTTTATAATATTGCTAAGAAGGAAGGTTTGTTGTGAGAAACATCTACCAGAAATATTTTTCTTTTTCAGGTCGTATAAACAGAAAGCAGTTTGCCCTGAGAGCTGCCGCCGCGTACATTGTTGTTTTAGCTGTTATTTGGTTTTTTTATGAACCTATCAGCACTCATACATATGATAAAATAAATTTCTTTTTCTATATACCATTAATAGCTGTTCTGTGGGGCGGAGTTTGGTTTTTATATGCTAACATAAATAGACGCTTCCACGATATTGGGCGAAGTGGTAAATGGACAGTAGCGATGTTTATTTCAGCAAAAATTTCATTGGTTTACATTTTATTTTTGTTGTATCTATTATTCAAACAGGGCATTATTGGTCCAAACGAATATGGAGAAGATCCCCTACAAGAAGAATAAACCCTCAATGATTTATCCAACATGGGGTATTCATTCCAAATGAATCTTCGTCCCTTGCGGATTAGTTGTTGATAGTTTTTAACCCCCTCAATTTCGAGGGGGTTATTTTTATTCGCCACGCTCTTTCTTTGGACGACGCCTTATAACATCACTCAGGCGCGGGGTCATGTCGTTATGTAAAATATCATAGGCATTAAAGACTATCTTATTAACCTGGTTTGGTACTTCAAAATAAAGTCCAAGAAGCCCTGCAGCTGGTTCAATAAGTTCTTCCGAATCAGCTTTGCCCTCTGCAACTGATCTTACCTTGCTACCCATTCTAAGTACCTGTTCCGGAACGCTTTGAATTGGTGTGAGCCTGTATCCATACATTGACATACCTGTCATTGTCGAAATCATTGCACTTGCAGCTCCACCTACAGGGCCAAGCATTGTAGTCGGATAAGTAAGAAGTTCTTTAAACCAATTCAAGTATCCATCTCTATCATCTTCTTCAAATGGATCTTCAAAGGCTAATGCTGTGCTTATCAATGTGAACGCAAAGTATTTTGCAATAAGGTATGAGAGTGCTCGCTTGAATGCTTTCTCCTTATCTCCCTTACTCCATAGGCTCTGTGCAATACCAACTTCTCGCCTAGCCTCGTTATAACGTGCATTCGCAAAGCTTTGGAACATTGTAAAGAGTTTTGCCCACGGACCGCCACGCATAACCGGCGCAACATCATAACGGCGTGTTGCTCCTAATCCTCTGCGAACTACAGTATCAGCATATCTTACTGCAACATCTTCGCTGGCTCCTGAATTAATTTTCTTATGATAGGCCTCAATCCAAACCGGCAAAGCCGTCATATTATCAGTGAAAACCATAGCCTCTACACTTACGTCATTTACAAACTTTGCAAAACCTTCCTTCTGCCCTTGTTCCTCTCGAAGCACCGTAAGAGTATAGTCAGGGCTTTGTGACCTTTCGCGCATCCATGCTGACTTTTGATAAGCAAATTCTGTTTGCTCTCTCCACCAACCTTGTCTATTGATATTTTTATAGAATTTCGCATATGCACCAATAACATCAGAGTGCCCGAAGCCCTCTACATTGTTGCCATATAACATTGGATTGCCATAATTCTGCGACAAGATTTTTAGGTTACCTAGAATAACAGTGCTGGTCAACTTGCGGCGCATCAAATTAACAATCTTTAATGTTGATGTAATATCCTCTGTTGCTCCGTCATTTGTCCTTGCTGCATTCTCTACATACTGCAATAAAACTTTGAATCTCTTGACGCCGAATTTGCGCTTGAGCTGTGAATAAACCTCGCTGTCAGACAGCAACTTCCTGTATGTGTCAATGGTTTCCCTGAAAGCTACATCGTGGATAGTTTCACGGATATTCCAACTTTCAGCACCAGGGCGCAAATCGAGCGGATAAACACTATTGTCACGAGATTTTGTTGAACCTGCTACTGTGCTCATTGTCCGAATATTATTTGTCGGAACAAAGCCATCTGTAGGCGTAACAATGTTCGTAGACATTGGCTTGCTACCTGAATCAGAATATCTTACTAATGGTAAGTACCCACCAGCAAAAGCTACCTTCTTGCCGCTTACAAGCGTTAATAGTATTGGTGTGGCTTCTTCTTTTTGTGGGGCAAAACCTTTCGTTCTTCGCTCAACCTCAACAAGTTCATCCCACGCTTTACCGCTTGCATCGACAAGTTTTTGAGTGTATTTGATCTCTGCTTCTGTAAGCGTCCGGCCTAAAAATTCAATTAAGTTATCCCTAGTCTGCTGGGCATCACCTTCCACCCACAAAGAAGAATTACTGAAAAATTCCTTGTATGTACTTGTATCATCAGTAGAACAAAGCTTATTCCTACTGCTTTCTGTACCCATGTATGCAAGCATCTTAATCAAGTTATATCTTGTTACATTGGCCTGCAATTCTTCATTCCATGATTCTCTTGCTAAGGCGTTGCGCTCCTGCCTTGTCGGCGCCAATTCCAAAATGGCATCAGACATTGCTTTTTCATATTCAAAAATGTATCTGCTTTCTTTGTTCGCCGCTGCTTGAACGCCGTCGGCAAACACTTCGCTAAATGTCCCTTGTGTCCAACCGTCAGCTTCTTCAAAGAAGTTGTCTGCACTGGTCATTTCAATAAAGTAATCTGTAATGGCAGAAGTCTTGTTGCTTGAATTAGGGCCACCTTCCCAGCGGGTTTTCATTTTACTTGTAGCATCTAAAACTTTAGATTTTAAATCTGCAAGCGTTTCTTCTCTATCCGCTATCCTGGCCTGATTTTCATATCTTCCAATAGCTTTAATATTTTTCAGTGCATCAATAACATCTTCAAACTGGGCAGGATTCAGCGCTTTTAAGGGATTGGTGAGATCAACAGATTCATCAAGAAGCCAAGAAGCAATTCCCGCATTGCCGTCCCTTTCTGTATTAATTTCAGCTACATACTCTGCCAGAGTTTGCATTCGTGTTTCTGCGTTATAACCTCGCTTCGGCAAGCCCATCCGGGCAAACAACGCTCCGGCTTGGTTAAAGTGCTGATCTGTTCCCCATGTTTCTTTTTTTGCTTTCAACTGCCTCATGATATAACGTTTCCAGCTATCATGTTTTGCTTTCAAAGCTGCGCTTTCTTGCACCAATGCATTATTTAATGCCTGCTGCCTTTTGTACTCTGCAGCTTTTGGAAAATCTTTTTTCGCAGCATATTCAATAGACTTAGCAAACGCCTTCCGTTCAGCGGCCATATACCGGCGAACATTAATTGCATCTTGCATCTTCATGCCGGCAAGCTCTGCTTTAGCCGCAGCTTTTGCCTGCTGTCTTCTCGCTCTTGCGAGTGACAACATCGCTTCTGTGCTTCTTTGATGTTCCATAATACCAGCAGCTGCATCTTCAATTATTTGGTACTCTACGCCAATTACAAGGCCACTGTCATCGTTGTATAAAGCTTCCCTTGCTGCTTCTTCTGCAGATTTTCTTTCAGCCATTATATCTGGGAATCGCTCATTAACAAGCACATTTGCTTTTTCTGTTACAGCCTGATTCAGAGATGGTTCACTTAATAATGCCTGCGCCAGCTCATCGCCGCTCTTGAATCCATTGAATTCTGCAATAGTATCAAATTGCATTACCTCAAGTGTTTCTGCTTCTGTAAGCGGCTTTGCCTCAATGTCCAGTGTTCTAGCAATCAAAGAATTGTAATACCTGCCAACTGCTTTACCAGTCTTATGTTTTGAAAAATCTTCGACTAGCATTTGTTCTGCCATGTATAGCGGCTGCCGGCTTAAATCTTCCCTAACTCCAGGTAAAACCTCTGCCCGGTATTCTTCGATTTTCTGCTTTCTTTCACCAGTAAAGTTAGCAAGACTTTCTTTTGTTAGCAAAGAAACAGCCTTATCATGCGCTTTTAGTATCACGTCTTGCAGTCGTTTCTTAGACGCTTCGCTCATATTGTCAGTAATAACATCAGGAAGCTTTGCAAAATAAGCATCAACTCGTTCCATTGATTCTATAGCATCTCTGCTTGCAAGCATTCTGTCAAATACTGCCTTTACCTCTGGAGTAATCGCCACTGCGTATTTATGGTTTTTAACAAATTCATCAACCGTCTTATAGATGTTTAAAAGCCAATCTTTAAAGCGCTTCATTGCCCCGCGCAATTCTGGACTTGGTGCTTTGCCCAGCATCATATATTGCTCTGCCGCCGTTGCCCAGCGCTCATGCACTGCTGTTTTCCTTTCCATCTGGGCTTCGGTAAGTTGAAAATGTGGCTTGTTAAGTTCGTTCCACTCGCTCTCGGTTATCTCTGCATACTCAAGCATGATCTGCCGATCTTTGCGCATCTGTTCTGTAGCTGTAGGAAGCTCACTGTATTTCATGAGATTTTCTGCAAAGTAATGACCGATTGCTTCATGAATTACTGTGCTTGGGTCAGATCCTTCAAGTAGGGTTATAATTGCTTTGCCTTCTGCATCCCAATCTATAGAGCCTTTTTTATCGTTGTTGACTTTCTGATTGTAACTGTTGATTATCTTTATTGCCTGATCGTCAAAAATAACATATGATTCTCCGTCTACCATTCCAACATATTTAATGCCTTTTATGCCTAATTTATTTAAATGTTCAGATGCTGCTCTGGCAGGGTTTTCTGCTCCCATCCTTTGCATTTCAAATATTATTTCTTTATAAAAACTTTTTCCATTAGACGCGCTACCGCCAATTCTTTCTAATTCAGTTTCGATAATCGCACGCACTTTAGGCGGTTGTTTTTCAATAGCTTTTCCTTCATCAAGTAATACATCATTTTCAGGGATATCAACTTCAAACAGAGAACCTTCGTCGGTACTTCCCTTCAATCTATCCCTGTACCGCTTAGCGGTATTTTTGCTGAAAGCAAAATACAATCCCCATCCATGGGCTTGTATGCCGGTTCCCGCACCAACAGCACCCAAATCAAACTTTTCAAATTTATGTGGGCTTCCGTGAAAAGCGGTCTGGTAGTATCCCTGCATTTCTTCACGTCTCTTGCGTAGCGCATTTTCATCTGGTATACTATTATTAAGAAGACTGTCAAGGTCGGTTATTCTGCTAGCGGAATCGCTGCTAGGAGAAGGTAGCCACTTGGCAGTCTTTTCTTTATTTACATATGATACTCTACCTTTTTTTAGATTATGTTCTATAAACCAGTTATAATCTGTACCACTTTCTCCACCTTTACCATAAGCACTCGCAATCGCATTAACTTTATACCAACTACGTTCTACGTCAAGTTCTAAAGGAACAATAATAGTAGACCCCTGCTTATCCTTTAAATCAAGCACTACAATCTTACGACCGGCATAAGAATCCAATATCATCATTGGATCGGCCATTGCACGAGGAATTTGTTTCAACAGTTCTGGTGTCATACCGTCAGAATGTCCATCAAATATATGTTTTATTTTGCTGCCATCAATAGTTACAGGCAAAATTTTACCGCCTGCAAGTTCTAGTGCAAGCGGTGTAGTCATTACGTTGTAAGTTTTTGTGTCGCTTATTTCTCCAGAAACATATTCATCAACAATACTAGAAAAGCTGTTTTCATCCTCAATCAGCTTCTCACTAGCACTTTTGTTCTGTAAGTATCTGCCTTTCGGTGTACTAACAACTCTCTTTACTTCCAGCGGATGATCTCTGAAATACTGAGTTGGATCAACAGGGTTATATGTTCTGGCAGTGCTTTCAAGAAACGCCATTGTGCTTATTGCCTCTGACTTATTTAATCCAGCGCCCAGCAGTTGCCCTAACATTTCATCTTTCCGTACTTCAAATTCCTGGTTTGACGCTTCAAGTTTTTGGCTTTGTTTTCGAATCTCGCTTTGCATCTTTGCGCTATTTACTGTAGTGCCACCACTCTCAAAGGCAACTGTATCTCGCACAGCTTCGTAAAAGTCATGACGTTTACCAGCTGTAACCTCAAAGTTACCTTGTAGTATTTCTACATCAAGTCCATCCGCTGCCGCCTTTTGAATATCTCCTGCCTCTATGCCCAGTTCAGCTGCAAGCTCATTTATGTTCTGTGTTTGCGCATACTGATAAAGAACCTCACCATCAATTGAAACAGTTGCATTGCCTGTATTTGCATTGATTATGCTTGCCGCAAAATCTGATTCTACACCACTTTGGGAAACAGCATCAATTCTATCATCAAGTGTTTCTAACTGCGTTTTATGAATGTTTCTATCCAAGGCAACTCGAATTGACGAAGCACCACCACCTAAAATAGCGCCTATCGAAGCTGCATAGAGTGCATTCTTTGTGTACTCGCCTGCGTTGGTATCGAATTCAGCTGCGATTTCTCGTGCTGTTTTGCCTTCATTCCTTGCAATTAAATTGGTAATTTCTTCTGGATATTGTTGGGCAAATTCGGTTAACCCTTCTGTTAATGCACTCTCGCCGATTTGCAAAAGTTTCTTTTTAAGCCCACTATTTGCTGGAACACCTTTTAAAATCTTATTTAGCGACCAGCGCTCAAACGGAGCTTGCATAATAGCATTAGCAATACTTGCTCCAGTTGCCCTTTCAACATCTACACCTTCTGCTCTCAAATCCAGATACTGATTACCTGCAATCTGGGCACCAATTAATGCTCTGCTACCAACAGGACCAGTCAAAACAGCGGCACCTGCTTGCACGGCTAATTGTCCCGCCCCCTGCATTAAGTCTAAACGATATTGTTCAGCTGTGCTATCACCTTTAACAGCATATGGTTGCAGATGATCTGACTGTAATATGTCATCTAATATTGCCACACCCTCTTGCATGGGCTGGTAATTAGGATCTTGTTTTTGTCTTGTGGCGATGTTATAATCCCTAGCTATTGTCAAAGATCCTACAATTGCCCGTTCTAAAAGATTAACAGAGCCATTATAAAATGCTTTTGCATCTTTCCATTCCCTGTCTTTTACTGCTTGCTCATCCATAAACTGAAATGCTTTGTCCGTGTAAGTATTTTTATGGGCTACAGACGAATAAGCTTCTGGTATATATGCAGCTTCGAATTTTGTTTTTAGCTCTCTCCTACGTGTCTCGTCCATTGTTTCACCTCGTCATTGTATATAATTTCGCGGCATTTACTATTTGTGTTTTGTTATTAGCAAGCTTTACTTCAAATAAATCATCAGCTTCGTTCCCATAAATATCCGTTACTTTCTGGACGCTTACAATACCACTACGTCTATAGTCGGCTTCGCTTAGTTCAACGAGTTCCGTACTGTTGAACCATGTCCCTCTTGTTTCCATAAACCCAACTGGTTTTTTAGTTATTATTTCCATGCCTTTTTCAACAACTTCATACATAGGCGGAACAGTCCCTGTTTTATTAGCAGTTTCAATCACCCATTCTTGAAGCTTTGGTTTCGCGCCAAGCCAAGCATTCTCTTGCGCGCGGCTTTCTTTTATTCCACCCACAACTTGTGGCTTTATTCCTTTATCCCAATCAAACGCAAACATCCCACCCTTAGTTAAATATTCATCATATGTTTTCTGTGCTTTATAAATTTGATCTTGGTCAAAGCCACCTTCTTCTTTTGCAAAAGTAAGGTATTCTTCTCTTGTTTCAAAATCACCCCTGCCCAACATATCATTTATTCTCAAAACCGTTGTCGCTGACGCTTTTCCGCCAGCACCACCGCTCTTTGCTTCGTCACCCCAGAAGAATTTAGCAGCCGTTTCAAAGTTCTTGCCCAGCTTATAATCTGCACCGACCATTGTTTTAATTTGGCCAAGTGCATCTTCATAAGAAACGCCACTTTTGTACATATTGTAAAGCGTATCAACTGTAGAACTAAATGCGGCATCTGCCTGAGCTTTTTGCTGGTGTTCTCTATCGGCCCTTATTGAAGATGCCATAGATATAATCTTATCCGCTCTAATGGCGCTTAGCCCACTTGCGCCATGCTTTTGTGCTCCACCACTTTCGCCAGTCCCCATCCTGCCTAATATGCTATCTGCATATTCATTTATTGACGGTTCATCTCCATTGCCTTGCTTCCTGTTCAATGCAGCTTCACTATAACTAAGTCCGCCCTCTCCAGCGTACCAAGCTATGGCCGCCCCTCTCGCTCCGTATTTGTCATAATACTGCTTGAGTTTAAACCTCGCTACTTTCTCTTGATTCTCTGGGGTCATTGGTGCATCAGATGGTAGACCAGCTTCTGCTGACCAGTTTGGCCAGTTGCCTGGCATTATTTGATACTTCCCACTTGCGCCAGTCCGACCGTTTACGGCATCATAGTTTCCACCGCTCTCTTGCCCGGATATGGCTGAAACAAAAGATTCAAAGTCGCCCGCGCCAGTAGCATGTCCATTGCCCTTGAAGTAGTTGACAAGGAACGCCTTTTGTTCTTCGGGGTCAGTAATGCCACTATCTGCTAAAGCTGTGGCCAATGATTTATTTTCGCTATATTCCTGATTAGTGTAGATAGCAGCATCAAGCTTAGCTCTAGTTTCCGAAGTCATATCGTTTTTAAGGTAATCAAATACTGCGTAGGCAGATTCATAGTCATTTCTTTCTATGGCTGCTGTAACCAGAGTATTCGCAAATTTATCCGCTCGAGCTTTGTCTATCACCGCTCTTTGTTCTGCCGGAAGATTGGCAAAAAGGTGCTTACCTTGTATTTTTGAAAATTCGTAAGCTTCTTCAGGGCTCATCGTACCAGCAATAACATTATTTATGTTCTCGTCTAACGCAAGTCCGTATGTAACCTTTCTGGCTTCTGTGACCTGGTTATTTTCCCATTCTCGAGCCCATGCAGCTCCCCTAGTAATTGTCGCAAAAGCATTGCGGTTAAACATATTTTCGCCAGCTTTATACTTTAATCCCGAGTTGGCGTAAACATCTTTTCTTGCCGCCTCTACCTGCTCCTCGTATAAAGCTGCTGCGTTTTTGGCGTTACTTCCCTGCATATTTGTTTCTATGCCAAGTTTTATGTCAGCAACACGTTTGGTAAATTCATTGTGAGCCCTTAAAACCCTTTCTATTTCGTCCGATTCTTCTCTGTCCTGTATTACCTTTAGCGCCGCTCCCGCGGTTTTGCTCATCTGCCCGTAAAATCCGCTTTGGTCAACAATTTGTGCACCGTTGTACCCTACTTTTGACTGCTGTTGCCGCAGAGCTATTGGCTCATATGAATTGTTTTTTATTGTTAAATTAGCCATATAAACACCTCATACTAAAAACTATTTCCATAAACAGTTTTATAATTCTTGCTGACTGTCTGGAATCCAATATGATTGTTGGCTCCCCATTGATAGCCATTCGGGCCTAAGCCATAAGATTGTGCCCCGCCGCTTGAAGCTCCCTTACTTGCCTTGCCACCGCCACCCAGTAATCCGCTCGCAGTAGTAAGTACTCCTCCGAGCATTGCCATACGTTTTGCATTTTTCGCAGCCCTTCGCAAGTTCTTCGCCGTAGCGTCGGCAGCAGCTGCAGCCTGATTGCGGTTAGCAACTTCCTGCCGCAGGTCAAGGTCACTTGTAAATAAATTCTGCCGGATTTTCTCTGTCTGTTGTTCAAAGCTACCTATGTTCGCTCTGTCAAGAGCCGCCCCCAGACCGCTGTCACTTTCAAGCCCAGCACTGGCTAGAGCCGCTGTATTTTGCCCGGCAACTAAATCTTTCCTGTTGCGTGCGCCCCGCAACTCCTCGGCAGCATTAGCTCCCGCTACTTCTCTGTTTCGTTCTGCGATCTGGGCATTGGCCCTCTCTGCCTGTGCCTGATACTCGGCTTGCTGAGCCTGTGCTTTCATCTGCGATGCCTGCTGGTTCCCCTGGGCAAACGTCATTACCCCTTGCATTACAGCCATTACTGCTGACATATCATCACCCCTTTTATTATCTTCATATTTCGCCTATGGCGTGTTTTACTTCTTTGTTCGACAGCTTATATTCTCAATAATCATTTCGCTTGCCACAGGTTATTTATGCCTGTGGTTTTTCCTTTGTAAATATATAAATCTCATGAACATTGAATTTAAACTTAAATCCGAACGCTTTTGCCATAACAAAAGACTTTTTGTAATAACTGTAGGCCGCCATATATAAATTTCCGTATTTATTCAGCCATCCTTCGATAACCGCTCGGCCTATTTTTACAAAACTCTTTTTGTGCCGGTCAACTTCATCTGTACCAAAATGAAAAGCCATGTATCGCCATTTTAAAACAGGGTATCTTTCTGTTACCCCGAAAAGGCATACTGGCTTATCATTTATATATACTATTTTCATTTCACAGCTTTTTTCTATGTGCAGCCTTATGTTTTCTTCCACGTCAGGAGAATCAGCAAACATCCTCTGATCGTCTAACCTAAGATTATGAAAAATGTACCGCACATCTTCCAGCATTTCTTCGCTGTAGTCTTTTAACTCGATCACGACATATCAACATCCCTTGCAATGGAAAGTAGCTTAAACGGATACGGCTCGTCATGTTTTATCACTATGCCGCCTTCTGTATTGGAATCAGAAGATATAGGTACTTCAACCAGTCCAGTATAAAGTTCCACTTGAAGTTCAGGTGTCAATGCGCTTAGCTGCCTCCTAACTGTACTGAAAATAGGATTCGGACGCAGACCTTCCCTTGCATAAACATCACCATAATAGCTCTCTCGAAGTTCCATTGTCACAGAGGTAACTGATTTAATAGTCCCGATAGAACTACCCCGCCCTTTGGTCGTGACATGTACTGCCGGCAACTCCAAAACAAATTCATAAGGAAGTCCGACAATAATCTTTCCATATACCCCGCTTTCAGTCGGCTCAATAGCGATATTCCCTTCTGCGTCTGCCGTCTGCGGTTTTACGTTCAACATATCGCCGCTTGTAACCACCCAAACCAACTTGTTCGCCAGCCTTGGTATTTTAATTCCTTGTCCATCACTATCTGTAAATATTGTACTGCAGTCTAACATTACATAATCAATAGGTCTGCTTGACAGCATATCAAAAGCAAGTTTTTCAAGGTACCTTTTACCATCACGGCTTACGACAATATAAATAACATCATCACCATTTTCAGAGATAGTTTCAACTTGTTTTATCTTACCATCCGTTACAAACTCGCTCCATGCAAAAACCTTCTCATTGACCAGGTAAGTCAGGCAAATCATCTTTCCACTATCCAGCACAAAGTAAATAAGGTTCTCAGGATACTTTGCATATGAATAATCTTTGACCTCAGAATCAATAATGTCATGGACGAACAGCGTTAATTCGTTGCCGGTATAGCCGTCTGTTTCATATGTATAACCAAAGTCACGCAAGAATTTATTATTGCTCTGTATATAAAGAACCCGATTATCTGCTACAAACGGAACATGCTTATCAGTGCTACCCCACGAAGACTGTCTGCGTATATTAATACTTGTAGGTGTTACCGTCGCACCATCGCTAACGATTCTTTCATCGTCGCCGGTAAATACGCACAAGTCTTTTGCTGCAATAATATTCTTGATATTATAATCATTCCGGGCGACAACACTTGTATTTATAGCACTGTCATCAGTCAATGTCCCGTCTTTTATTACTTCATCAAAATTGGTGTAATCACCGCTCTTGCTAAACCAAATACCATTAGGCTTACTGTTTATATTTGCCAATACCAATCTATCCTGAAAGAAATCTGCGCATTTTGGATAGCCATTTACGGCTGAGAACAAACTAATATAATACCCTTCTGCTATTGCATCTGTCGCAAAGCTTTTCTGTATTTCCACTATGGCGTTTTTTGAATCAACTACTTCTTTAATGTAGGCAATCCCTTCATTTGTATAGCCATAATTTGTGATCCTAACCGTTGCCGAACCGCTGCTGATATCTAAAGCCAAACGGTAATAATGCCCATCACCATCTTCTGTAAAGCTTTCATTGACGTTAAAATCATCGGTAGAATAATATTTTCTGTAATCTACAAACTCCTCTGAAAGTTTAGCCCTTCGCTGGAGTATTATAGTTCCTGTCCAAGTTCCTTTGGTGAGGAGATTTAGGCTATCGCCGACGAAAAATTCTTTCGTATTCTGACCTGAATATGTGCCTTGTATTTCTACCATTAGTCACCCTCTCCTCCGCTGCCGCCGCTATAATTTTCACTTATCATTTTCACTGCAACCTGTCCGGTTGCGACGGTAATTAATGCTCTATAGTTAGCACTGATTGATGCAGGAGAATATATAGTACCATTGCTAGTATATGTTCCAATAGTCTGAAACTGACTGCTCCAACTAGAATATTGCCAAATAACATTTCCAGACCACTCCCCACTAATAATAATTCGAGCGTCCTTATATAATGTTACTGGTCCAAGAGTTTGCTGTCCGCTAAGAGTGACGTCTTCTATCTTAGTCGCTACACGCTGTAATATTTTGACCCCCCAAGCTTCTGTAGATGCATCGAAAAAATCAACGTCAGATGATAAGGTAGCATCCCCTGTCGAATTAGATATACTAAAATTCACGCCATCCTGTAATTCATCAAAAGGGGGGATAGGGATTTTCAATTTGCCGATTGTAAAGGTACCGTTATTATTTCGAATTTCCATAATAGGCAGTCTGCCGGAACAAACAAACATCGTATTTGCAGACTGAGTAACCTTCAAGTTCGGCAAATCATCTGATGTAAACGGACTGTCTACTTCGCTAACCACGCCCCCTTGCTGACGCACCGTTAAATGTTTGTCGGTAAACTCCAGCAGATAATCTACGTCAGCCTGTTTGAATGCAAACAGTCTAATGTTACCTTGGTCGGTCAGTTCATCAATATAAATAGTGCCATTACGCTTATATACGCCGCCATAAGGTTTAACAATGCCATTCTTACATTGCTTTAAAAATGTAGCATATTTTTCAAGATCAACCCGAGCAAGAATATCTTTTGATGCTACGCCCCCTGTCAGGTTAGGAGTTAAGTATCTATACGCCATTACCAATCCCTCGCTTTCAGAGGTCCAGTGTCACGCCTGAGCCTATGTTTATCTTCATTGGTATTGGATGCCATTGCTTCTTTAACAGCCATGTTATAAAGCTGCAACTGTGTAGCCTGCGCATCTCCTAAAGCAGAATGCATCGTCATGCTATAAGCAAAGTAATGCACAAAGGCACGTTGAAATATCGCTGGCCATAAATTAACTTCATCGCAGTATCTGGTATAAGAAAGTTCTATTCTTTCTTCTCTGGACACCAGCACCGGTACAAAAGCTTCTCTGTTATGAAGCTTCACAGACAGCAGCTCATATTCAACGTTTTCTTTTCTGCCACTGGTTACGCTACGGATCCTTACAACATCATCAGGATATAAATAGACATTCTCATGCATAAGCTTTCTGGTCGCATACTCCTTGTTGATGCTATCCTTGTCCAGTTTCGGCAAAACCCTACGAACTTTAGCAAACCGCCAATCAGTCTTATTAAGCAAGGTTTCTAAAACTATAGGCAGAGTTTGCTTTGCTCCTTTAGCTTCCACCGTTTCATCATCAAGTGAAATTATCTCCCTCACCTTGATTTGTTTAAGAGCCATATTTACAAGGTCCGTTATCGAATACATTTTCATCACTCCTTCTTCTAACTAGGCAAATTTGATTTGTATATTTAGAAGAAGGCGGGTAGTTTTACCCGCCTAATAATTAACCTCGCAGCGCATTCAAAATACCTTCACGGAGTTTTTCAGTTGCTACATTCTTCTTTTGAAGCTCTGCCGGAAGCGCAATGCCATTTTCCTCTGCAAAAGCAAATAACTCACTTCTATTTGCAGTAGCCAGGTCAATAACATTCGGTTCGACTACTTCCTCACCTTCTTCATATTCCTCTACAGGAACTGAATAAGTCTTATTTTGCTCAATAACTCTACAGGCTCGCTTAGAATAAGTGTCCCCAATAGAAGAATCCAGCTCAATAACACTACCTTCTGTTAATGTTATTGGCTTGCCATTCTTTCTAACCTGTGTCGTGGAGATGGCAAATACTTTAGTCAGCATACTATCACCCCTGCGCCATGCCTACGCCAAGGGGACTACGCACACCATAGGCTAAGCCTGCTTCGATATTACCAGTAGTCGTGCCGGACGCAGTAGCGCCAAGGTAACGTGCAGGGATTGTTCCAAGCGGTGCAAAGCCATACTTCATGCCTTCTGCCACCTTAACAGTTGCAACTACTACTGGATTGCTCATATTCTCTTTTGCAGAAGCGTTCACAGTGATAGTCACTGCAGCGCCCGCAGGTTCAGACAAAGACACCACATAATTCAAATTCGGGTCAATGGCATTAGAGAAGTCTGCGCCAAGGTCGATTACATCAGGCAGCGCACCTGCAGCATAAGCCACATTATTCGCATTCATTGCTTGTACATCAAACATATTCTTTTATCTCCCTTCTTAAACCACTTGTGCTTCTGTAGACAAGATTGCATCACAACGCTTGAGCGGATAGCCTTGGAACGTTGCCACAGGCTTACCTTCAACGTTGGATACTTCAAACTCTACATTGTTACGATCAATAGCCATTTTCCACAAGTGAGCATAAACTGCATCATTGCAGTAAATAACTAACTTACCAGAATTTTTGTTTTTGATCTTAACAAAAGCATCAATGAAGTATTTAATCAATTTAGCTTTGTCAGGGTCTGCAGCAAGTGCAACAGTATCAATGTTTGCAATGCGGACTACGCTGCGCAAGTCTTTTACACACAAACCAATTTTATGTTTGTACTTGGTGATATGAGCCGGATACGGATCACCGTTTTCATCATAAGCATCCCCCATGATTGTTGGCTCAACGTCCAAACCAGCTTTGCTGCCTTTAGGATAAATAGTGAAGCAGGTTTTTAAACCCCATACGACAAACCATACGGAAGTCAAGTCGTTACCAGTACCGCCAGCATCAATGATATAGTCTGCTGTTTCCGGCAGCTTACCATCAGAGTTCTTGCGGGTCAGAGTGCTATAACGCTCTGCAAGACCAACAAGTCCATTGTTGCCCGGGTCCTGAGCTCCATAGAATAAATCAGTTGCAACGCTTTTGCTCATTGCGTCCAAGAACACTTCATTCTCACGCATCAAGAATTCACGAGTACCACCATTCAGTTCTGCCAAGTCAACATCGACTTCGCATCGTGCGGTGTAGATAGATGTTGCATCAGTAATCGGTGCACGAGTTCCTTTAGAACTTTTTACACCTTCGTTGTACTTACGCTTTTTAATAAGCGGCAAAGAAGTTGTAACGATTTCTTTGTTCTGGTCATTCTGGTTACACTCCTTAACTACCATATCTTCTAAGATAGGGTTTTCTTGGCTAAGCAAATTAACCAAGTCAAGTACTGTTTTCCCATCAGGGGATTGTCCGTCAATGACGTCTTTGATTGTAGGATTTTTTACTGCAATAGTTGCCATTCTTTTTACCTTCCTTTTCTTTGTTTTTATTTCAGGTCTGCTTCGCTAGGATATCCAGCGAATACAGTATCCATAAAACCTTGTTCTGATTTTTGCGCACCAACACCAGTGTTGCTATTTATACCGCCTTTTTCATCACCGACAAAAGGTAGCAGCTTCTGCAACGCCAAAACCATTCTTAAATTGCTACCAAGCGCTGCCTGATCAATTTCTTTTTTAAACCCAGGGACTTTTGCGTCAATAGCATTTAGAGCAATTCTCGCATCATCCATAGCCTTGGTATACTCTGGCGTCAAGTTATCTTCTGTCGCCCCAAAGTGTTTCAAGCACTCTGCGCAATCAGTGATTATTCTTTCTGCCCTTGCAGAGCAAGCATATTCCAATGCTCTACTGGCCATATCAGGATCTGTAATGCCAATCGCCTGCAGCTTTTCAATAGATTCTTTTGTGATGTTCTCGTCATTTACATCACCCAGAAGCTCTGTCAGTTTGTTTTTTACAAATTCATCGTCAATAACAGGGACTTCATCATCCTGCTTTTCTTCTGACTTCTCATCTGGCTTTTTAGCTTCTTCCTCTTTTGGTGCAGCCGCTTCTTTCTGTTCTACTGCCGGTTCTGCTGGCGGGTTATCACCCTGCGGTTCTGGCGGTGGCGCTTCTTGCTGTTCTTCCGTATTGCCAAGATCAGCTTCCCCCTCTCCTGCATGAAGTTGCAAGATTAGCTTGTGATTCGTCTTAATATCATCTGACATATTAACTTTTCTCCTTTCGACTAAAGCTTTCTTTAATATCGCTGCGCCATGTTCTGCGCTCACCATCAGCTCTGACAAGCAACAATTCTTCTGATATACCTAGAGTGCGTATTTGCTTATGTAGGTCTAAAACCAATGATCTTCGCCCCTCACGCATACAGATAGCGTTTGTATCAGTTGTTGATGTTGGTTGATGCACAAACCCTTCATCTGCAAGCTTAGAGAGAAACCAACGCCCTCTGTGATCGTTCAATAACCAACGAAAGGCCTCGGCATCTTTTTCTGCCAAAGCCTTTGCTTTATATGTTTCGTATTCTTTTACCTTGCGCTTATCATCTGCAAACATTTACTCACCTCACTGCTGCAAGCTTGCCATAAGCTGTTCTACTGCTGGGTTACTACCATCTGTTGCCATTTCTTGAACATTCCTTGCAGCATCGGCAAAGTCATTGACCGCTGGGGCTGCTGTTGTAATTTGCGCAAGCTGTTTTTCTTCTTCTGCAGCCTGTGCTTGCTGCTGCAGAATATCTGCATACTCTTTCTGATCAAAGAGCAATTTTAGCGGTGCGCCTGACTTGTCGCCAAACTCCCTAATGAATGTTTCTGCATCTAAGATTCCTGCAATCTCAGGTTTAAGCTGCGACACTTGCATGATCATATTCAGCAGATATTCATACGCTTCCATGCCACTCATTTTCTGTACCTGAGCCAGCGGCGATACATATTTTACTTCCAGGTCAATCCCATCATATTCAGGCGGTACAGAAGCAAAACCATTGTTGCGCTCATAGTACGAATAAACAACTTCGATAATCTTGCCCAAAAACTCATGATTGATTCTGGTAACAATTGGAGTCAGCAGCTGCATTTTTTCTTGTTGCCTAAGCTCAAGTTCAAAGGCCGTTCTGCCTTGACCGTCAAACTTAGATTGTTCGAGCATAGCAAACAGGTTGACATTATAAGCAGCTTCGATATTGCTCTCAGTACGCTGTGCCACCTCAAATATAGCTTGGAATGCAGGAGCAACATTAAAGAGTGATTCAACTTTGCCATAATTAGATCCATCAAGCTCAGTGACCATGCCTGGCCTATAGTCAACTTCTACACCACTTGGAGCTTGCAACGGCGGTTCGCTGTGCATTGTCATGTTTGCAAAGCCATTCTTTAACTGTTCATACAACATTGCGCAATCACTATCCGCAAACCAACCAGGTCCGATGCTGTAATTACTATTAGGAATTACAATGTAAGGAGCAATAGCAATAGGCATAACATCAAACCCGCCAGTGCTGATATAATCGTTTTCTCCTTCTACCCAATACAATGACAAGTATCTTTTGCCTTCTGGTCCAAAGGAATCATGCTTGATAGAAGGATTCTGTGTTAATAGCCAGTAACAATTCAATGTGCTTTCTGTGCCTTTATTCTCTTTGAGAGCATTTTTAACTTTATCCGGGCACTTCTCAATACCAAACTTCTGTGCAAGTTGTCTATAGGTGAATTTCTTTTTGACAGCAAAGGCAGTTACATCACGGAACTGGTTAAGCGCATAAGCATAACTGCCTACACTGTAATTTTCAAACACAATACCTCTTGATGGGTCAAAGAATGTTCCCACCGGCGACTGGCCAAAGGTCAATTCTTGGTATGCGTAATGCACAGCTGAATAAAAGTTTGAATGATTAAGTGCAAGGCTAACTGTATCCCTGCGGCCCTGCGCAATCTCTTTGGCGACTTGATCTTCTGTTTCTACATCAAAGTCAAACCATTGTACAGTCTGCGGAACGCTGCCATTTGCCATACCGCCTGCAAAAATTAAATTAGACCGCCATGCTGTCATATCGACAATGCCGCGGTCCTTTTTAATAAGCTGGTCTGTCTGTCCAAGTTCGCCCAAAAACGGTATTTGCTTAGCCTGGATACGCAGCCACATTTCCCTGTGGCGTGAGAATTCCTCTGCGGCAAACAATGCGCTGTGCAGCTTCTTTGCATCGCTATAAGTAATCTCCATAGCTACGCCCCCAATGTGTCGCCGCCAGTTACGCTACCAACAGTCTTAGCAAAGCCATAGCGTTTTTTCTTTTTCTCTGCTGTTTCTGCGATGTTGTTGTCAGCTGTTGGCGCTTCTACCCTTTGAGCTGCTGGCTCAACTACTGTTGCTTCTGGTGCAGGAGCAGAGTATGATGGGCTTTTAAAAATTTTGCTCATGTTACCATCCCTTTCTTTTATGCTAGATTTATTTAAAAGTTAATACATAGCTTTTAACGGGTCATATCTCAATGCCTGTTTGCCTGCTTTTGCTTTTTGCGCCGGCAGTCCATATGAACTTGCCTTGAGCCTAACTGCAAAGGTCAGCGCTAGAGCATCAGCCCTATTAGGACTGTAAGCCATATCTTCTTTACGCTGCAGTTTGATCGTGCCATTATTGCTAGCAACGAGTTCCGGCAGCATTAGTTCATCTGCTATATCTTTATCCAGCGGGTCAAGTGCGCCGCCTTCTATAAGCCATTGCTTAATACTCCCCCACATTTCAGCACGTTTATTGAAATATCCCATATCGCATTTTGTACTGGCGAATGGTATCAAGTGCCACCTGCGGCCAAGAGCTTTACCTTCGCTGTATACGCCTGTGCCATATCCCATATCAATGCAAACAGCTGCAGCCCTGTATTCGTCCTCATAAAGAGCTATCCTGTGTGCAAAGGCTTTATGGTCATCGCTCTTAGCTTCTGTGTAAAGCAACTTACTCCAGTTACCCTTGCGAACGTATATAGATGCTTCGTCTTTGCCTGACCATGCAGGGTCAACACCAATAACAGCAGGAGCGAATTGATAACTGTGGTAATCCAATGTCCTTGCTCTAGCAGCTTCGACAATGTCACGCCCGATAAATTGATATTCACCGGATGATGGCGGCTCTCCGAGTATACGAACCTTCACGAAGTCACTATCAATGCCGTAATAATCTACCCATTCTTGTAATAGTCGCTTGTTGGTTACCTCTACTGTACGGCTGTCAATCTTTCGTGTATCCCATCGGCTTTTATCTTTCCCAAAGCAGTCATTAAACTTTCCTGTGTTTCGTGTTCTATTCCCAAACGCAAACCAAAGTATCTCTGTATCATCATCCGTCATTGCACCTTCAGCAACATCCCAAATGACATCATCAATCTCTGAGGCTTCATCAAACACCAATAATATTCGGCTGCCTTTGTTGTGAAGGCCCGCGAATGCCGCCGGATTACTTTTGCTCCAGGGTATAGCATCGGCTCGCCATGTTTTCTCATGTGCTGGGTCTGCGCTGTATAGTGAAGTAGCTGTATAAACAAACATTTCGCTAGCAATATTAAGCCTGTGCCACTTCGACAACTCCACCCATGTTTTAGTTCTTAGCTGTGTGTCTGTGTTGGCAGTGATTACAGCTTTAGCATCGACTTTAGTATATAGCGCCCACTCAATGAGCCAAGCATTTACAGCAGACTTACCAATGCCATGCCCTGAGCCAGTTGCATATCGTTGTACCTTCATCGGATCATATTGCATTTTCTCTGCTACACTGCTTAACAATTCAAGTTGCCACGTTTGAGGGTATTGTCCTTCAAGCTCTCCTTCTCCCCAAGGATACATAGCTTTAACGAATCCAACAGGATCATGTTCAAACCGCGCAACAAATTCAATCATTTCTTTGGTGATCATTTCTTCGCACGCTCCTGCGCTTCTTTTAACACCTGTGCTACGTTTACTGTGCCTGACACATCAATTTGTTCCTTCCACAACAAAAGACGCTTGCCCAATAGCTCTGCTGCTTTGTTTCTGTCGCTTATGCTTGTATCAAGTCCAAACGAATCTTTTTCCTCTCCATTCATTACCCTGGTTAGGTACTCAAGCACATCATCACCGGTTGCTATTCGCCGTCCTTCTATTGGTGCAAGCCGTTCTTCTATATATGACCTTATGTTTGGTTTCGTTAAGTTTTCTGCCGCAATCACTTTTGCAGTCTTTTCACTATATCCAGCTAGTTTTGCTGCCTCTGTCCCATTACCAGTCTGTATATAATAATCAGCAAAAGCTTTTTGCTTAATGGTTAACTTCTCCACCTTCATCACCTGCCTTCAATACATCAACAATATATAGCAAAATATCTATCTCCCTAAATGATCTTGCCATTTCGACCCTAACACTTACACCCTTATTCTTTTTCCGCTCTGCCTTATCCGGAAATTTCTTTTTATATTCTTCCCATGGCATGAGGTAATCTATTCTGTACATAGTGCATACCTTAGATAGCTTCTGACTATATACTTGCTCCCTTGAATACAGGTATATAAGCCCTCGCATTTCCAAAGCTTTTATTATCTTTCTGATCTTGCCGGTTAGGTTCATCTTCATTCAATCACCACCATGTCAATAAAAAAGCACCTACATAAGTAAGTGCTTTGTATTAAGTTATATGCTAAATTCTGATATATATTACCGTGTTTTAACGGCTTTTTAAGACTAAATTATTTATGTAGATTAACGTATATTCTTGTTCCAGTCTGTAGAAAGTTCTACAACAATAGTTCCTTCAAATGTATACGTTTCCGCTTTATCTATAGGAACAAGTTCACAATCATAATCATACATCGCTAGTGCATCTTGAGGCATTTCCTTGAGCTTTTCTATTAGTTCTTTTACTAACATTTAATCACTCTCCAATAAATATGCCGCTGTATCACCCCAACGGCAGGGTTTCGCCCCACCGGTAAGGCTACCCCAAAGTCTACAGATATGGTGCTCTGCGTTCTATGGGCTTCTTCACGGGCCGCGTACAGTTACCGTCTCTCATGCCGTTGTTTTGACACTACCAATGCGACTGCTGCTAGTCGCACGGTAGGGGCTATGGGTAGTTATCCGCATCATTCATACGATAAATTGCAGCTATCATATGCCATCATACGGCGAACGCCATAGCAAATATATAACATACGGTTTGCCACTTGCTCGGATAGTGAGCGGGTTACTGCGTATGCGTTATATCAATTTCACATTTTTACACTTTATATTATATCAAGGGTCCATGGTATCATTCTATATCATCTTTCTTAGCTCGTATAATGCCCCCGAATGGATCCTATGTATTTGCGCCCACTCATAACCCACTGCTACGCAGCACTCTTCCCAGCTGCGCCTTGAAAAATAATAGCTTTTTAATACTGCTCTATGCCTTTCGTCCGATAAGCTATCAATCAGTTTTTCTGCCTCCATTCTTGCCCGCAGAAGCTCTTTACTGCGTTTTTCAATATATCGCTCTACCTCAATGAGATTGGCAACCACAGGTGCCATTTTATCCGTATTGGCACCATGTACAGGAGCAAAGGACAGCGAAGGTGTAATCTTTTCGGCAAGCGACCGCAGACGCTCCCGCTCATCTAGCAAGTCACTAATTTCTCCCGCAATGAAACGATATCTTTTTAGCTTTGCCTTTATCTCCTCTATAGTCATCTGCTACCCCCTGTATCTACCAATGTACGAATATAACGTGTTTTTCGCCACGCCCAGCTTTTGAGCAATTGCCGGAACATCCCACCCAGCAAACCCCATTTCGAAAATTACTGTATGCATATTACTCCAAACAAACGCCTTAGATGATGCCGAATTTCCGGGCGGTCGAAACATCGGAATGCCACTGTGTTTATGCATAATATCCCTAAATACTACTTTCATAGTTTTGTGCGGCTTGTATTGTTCTTTTCCCGCTTCTGTTTCTTTCCTCGCCCTAGCTTCCTCACGCCTACGTTGTTGCTCTTGTAAATGAGCTAAACGTAAATCTGTCGATGTTAACGGATTTGCTGCACCTTTATACTCTTGTACTGGTGTATGTTCTCCTCTAATACAAGGATTTAAGCCTATAAACGCACAATAATATCTGTCGCCGCAACTTTTTAGCCTATAACATTTTTCACAATCTATCACGTTTTCAGCTCCTTTTACCGCATTATCATAGTCCATACTATATATTGCCCTATCTCACTACCGCAGCATTTTCACTTCTTTAAGCAGAGCAACTAGCTCCGGCTTAACTATTGGTATATAAGCATTTTCCGGCTCATCTTTTATTAAATTTAGCATTACTTTGACATTAATCATTAACAGCACCGTCCTAAATAATTCTTATTAATGCTTCAACTCTCGGTACTTCTGCATACCACTTATTAACTGTAGCAGCTACTATCTGCTTATCGTCTTTGTACGCTATACCACTAAGGGCGTCTGTAATACACTTGAATATATTATCGGTGTCAGGCTTCTTTGCGGGACGCTCTCCGCCTAAAATAGCCTCCTGTTTAAACTTTTTAGACTTGCTTGTCGGAATACTCATGTAAGCTGTTATCGTGACCGCTAAGGGCAATTCTGTGTATTTCCAGCCTTGGTTTTTTATTTCTTCCTGCGCAATAAGCTTTACATATGCTTTGTAGTTCCTGCTTTTTGCCGGATCATATGCTTTAACAAAGCCTCCTGCTGTACTAAACCTCGGTCTACCTTGTGCGCACGGTTCTCCCGGTATCGTTATCAGTAACTCAGTCAATATTTTCAACTCCTTATATTTAAAAGGCTGCCCCCTGTGGTAAGGCCATTCCACAGGTATACTTCCCTTTTGCGCCACATTGCTTGTATATAGTGCCGAGGCAGTAGCTGGGCAGCCGTTTTAACTAAAATGAATCTATCGGTGTATATCTGCTTCTTCCTGTTCTTTAGAATTTGGGGGGGTATTTTATTTCTAACTGTTCATAAATTACTTTCTTCCCACATTCTTTGACAACAATAAACTTAGGTGCATCTTTTTCCGAAAGTTTCTTTTTCATCGTTACCTTGCGCCTTATAATCAAACTTTAGTTAAATCACCTTGACGACGTGTTGACTGTTTAGGTGTTACATCTGGCACTAACGGGTGATATTTATAACACCGTTCACGATCAGCAACCACATAAGTAAATCCGCTTTCTTTGTCTACTCTCAAAAACGGTTGATGTCCGCTGTATGGGCAATCAACAGTGTTAATACATTCAGCGCATTTTCGTTCGACGTCTGCGATAAAGCTGATATCGCTGCAATTACGCTTTATAAAGCTATCGTCGGCATCAGGAAAAATCCTCTTTGCTGCAGCTCTAACCTTATCGCTTATTGGCTGCCGTAGTTCGCCAAATGTTTTACCAGCATCAAGGTCAGCAAATAGCTTCTTCACAAACTCATTCGCCGCTTTAGAATTACGCTCAATAGCTTTCTTTTCTTCGCGAATTTTATTTTGCCGTAGGATTGATAAGGTGTTATTAATATCTGCCCATGTTGGCCAATATTTATTATTATCAGCGATATAATCAACAGTATCGCCCCACATCTCAATGTCTGTGTATTTATACCGCTCCAGGGTTTGCCTTTCGATAGCTTTTTTTGCATCTTCGCTTACCCAGTTCGGCTTTAGTCCCGCCGCCTGCCACACTTCATAAGCTGCCGTTATCTCTCTAAGTTCCAACATACGGCATATCCCTCACTTCTTCCCAGTCCAGCCCCATAAAACAAGCCAGCCTGTACTTTCTTTTCTCCGGAGGTATCGCTGCCCAGCGCTCCTTGTTCTTTGCTATCCATTCGGCTTTCTCTTGGGCTTCCTTGTCAGCAGCTTGCACTGCTTCCGGCAATTTGATTTCATCCGTCCAGCGTTCATCCTGCAGGAAAGTATCAGGATCAGGTATGTACCTGCCGTTTTCTTCCTGCCACTGATTAGTTTTTTTGTATCGCTCAACAGCAGTATTAATCAACGCATACTGTTCTTCCGAGTGTACACGCATATTCATCCATGCTATTCTTGCAACAGGCTTTTTCCGTTTCGACGGATACAATTCCCAAATAACTCAAAGCCTTTTCTTTTTCGTTAACCTCGATTGGTTTTTGGGTTTGCTCGCACGCGTTATTATTATCATTGTTTATCATTGTTATATTATTATCATTATTGTTAGATGTTAGCTGACTGTTAGGTTGTCTGTTAGGTGTCTGTTGGCTCTCTGTTAGCTGACTGTTAGGTTGTCTGTTATCGACATCTCTTTTCCCTTGATAAACCTGCCAATTTACTATGGTTATCAGCCTTCCAGTCTTTTGTTGATTGGTCTGTTAAAAAATTCATGTTTTCAAACTTTTTTAACGCAGTCCTTACATTTTGGACTGTTAGCCCATTTCCACAAGCTTTTACGATATTAGGCAAGCTGGTTATAAATTGTCCCGGTTGGCAAATGAATTCTTCACCCTGCCAGTACCACTTTTTCTCACTATGATTTGCCATTAAAAGCAGTGTAATTAAAATTACTTTTTGCTCAACTGTCGTAACCTGCCAAATCGGACTATCTAACAATTTTCGATGTAAAGCAATAAACCCTGTATTCATAATTTCCTACTCCTGGCGGTCATATTTTGCAGATAAATACGACCTTACCTTTTGACCAATAACGATGCCCTTAACGGAATTATGCCGCAGGGAATGGCAGTCATTACAAAGCATTGCCATATCTTCAAGCCTGTCCTGTCCGCCCTGTGATTTTAAAGGCTCATGGTGTGGCTTAACTCCAGGCTCAACATAGTGAGAGCAATATACACATAACCCGTTGTCACGGTTATATACCTCCTCACAAAGCTTGCTGAGAGCTTTACCTTTAAGTCTTATCCTCTTTATTTTTGGAATCATCTTTAACGCCCCACTCCCTGATTAGGTCATCTAATTCTTCCTGCGGCCTGGTCTCTACACCAATCTCTTTTGCCATAGATACTAAACAATCTATAAATCGGCTCATCTCTTTCGTGTCATAAGCGCTGCTGCCATAATATACTCTTACATTGCTATAGCCTTTAATGTTATGACACTCTCCAACCAATTCAGCTATCCAGCCGACACCATTACTTTGCCAAATTTCAATAGTTCTGTTTACAGCGTCAGTTGGCACTGGCCATATTCTGCCGTAACCACATTCCCTGATTGCCTTCCTGTAAACATCTTCCTTGCTGTGAAAGCTCTCTTCTGACAGCTTTTCTGCTATCTTTTGACATAATACCCAAGCGTATTTATTAGCATCGTTAGAACGCCCTTTACGCCATTGCTTTTTCTCCGTCATCGTCTTCCTGAGCCAGTCCAACCATAGCAGCAAGAGCATATCTCCTGCCGTAAGTGATTGCACTGCCAATAGCTTGCGGATCTAATTTAGTTACAGTCATTGTTAGAGTGCTGGATATATACTGCCCGCTTGAATGTGCAAGCATCGTTGTAATGTTCAGTCTTCCGTTCTCATTGATTTCTTCCGGCATCTGGATAACTGATATTCCATTTGCAGTTAAAGCCTCTCTGCACGTGTTCCAACACTCAGCCAGGTCTGCATATTTACTTTTGAAAAACGGATTACTGCTGCTTTTCTTTGCTCCTTCAATCTGCCCTTGTGCCTTTGCCAAAGCGGCAGCAAGCTCGTTAATCTGTTCACTCTTCAACATTGGTCAGACCTCCAGTCTTCTATTTTATTTTCGATAGTATTTGCGCTGTTATGAATCCACTTTAGAAGCACGCTGACTTTGGCTTCATCCCCATCTAGATCATCCATTTCTTTCAGATTCTCTAAAATAGATTCTGCTTCATATCGCAGCGAATATACTAAATCGTCAAATTTATCCATACTTGCAATCCTCCAATTCTTTTGCTAAAATGAAGGTGGACGCTAAACCTAGTAAAATTTACATGTCCACCTTGAGCTACCAACGGTGCAACGTTGATAGCTCTTTTTCTTTTGTTTTCTCATAATCACTCCTCCTAAACTAAATCAGATACTTCACAGTTCATTGCTGCTGCAATTTTCCTGAGCGTGGATAATGTCACATCTTTACCGTTTTCAATATCAATTAGATTTTTATACCAAACACCACTGGCGTTAGCTACTTGATATCTGGACAAGCCTTTTTGTTCACGAATTTGTTTAATTTTGTTCATCTTGACTACTCCTATCGTTGTGGTATAATTACTACATATAGTGTGAACGTATATTTTGTTTTCCATTTTATCGTTCTCAACTATCTTAAGAATATTATGTAGAAAGGAGGGTTTGTGATGCCAAACACAAAGCAAACATCTAAATCTGTAGCAAGCAAAGCATCCAAGATATTGAAAAACGATAACTACAGCAAAACATCTAAGTCTGTAGCTGGAAGTGCGCTTTCTCAGACTAAAACTACCGGCAAGAAGAAATAACTCTGGACAAGTTACTTTCTTCAAAGGATATGATGAACTCTGGATTAACATAAATTGTTTTACCTTCCGTTTTGACCTTAATAAATCCAGATAGTACATCGGTATCCACTTCAAACTCTGTTTTGTCGAACTCATCACCGTTCGCAAGGCAGAGTTTGTTTGTTTTTATAAGACGTTTTTCGCTCATCTCAACACCCCTACTGTGACTACAGCAGCCATAATAGCTACGTATGTTCCAATAAATATTGCAGTAGTTGCTACGGTAAAATCTCTGATCATAAGCCTGCCACCTGCCCCATAGCGTAACCTATGTTATAGATCATCCTACAAGCCACAACAGCCGCAACAATCGTCAGTAACCACATCGCCGGATATCTTGCTACACTATCAAGTACATCTGTTGTTATATCAACCACTGCCAAGTATGCTATGTAAATATCTTCCATTTTTTCTACCGTCCTTTCTCATATTTATTACAATGTTTAGTATTTAATCGTTGCTTCTTTTTACGTTTAGTCGACTTCGATTTTTTCTTCCTACCAGAAAGTGATTAAAGTTATGAGCTATAGACATCTTCTATCACCTATAAAGCTTTCAAAGCTGCTACAAAATCAAATTCTTGACCGTTCCCATAGGATCGGGTTCTGACACGACTACGCCGCTGCTTTGCTTGTCGCAAACTTTCTTTCTCTGCCTGCGCCATAGCCATACGCTCCTTAATAATTGCGTCTGCAGCACCTACATCAATTAGATATACACTGCCTTGCTTATCACATGGTAACTCTCCAACCCTGCACATACGCCTGATTGAGTCCAACGGATAGCCGGTACGCTTTGCGTAATTTTTTGCCGTCATAACTTCCAGCATTATATTTCACCTCGCTTTTGGTTTTGTAGAATGTTAACTGTGGTATAATCACCTTGAAAGGAGTTGATTATTATGATGAAACACTACACAGTTAGCCAGTTACAATTTTTGGACGCTTTATTAAATTATCTTGCAGCCAACTATAAAACCAAAAAATTAATACCAAAGATATTGTTTAAGGACAAAGATTTTATTATTTCGGGAAGTTTTTTGATTACCAAAATGGATACTCCTATTTAACAAGCTATGACCCATTGAATAAAGGCTATCTCCAAAAAGTTGAGTTAGTTAATTATCGTAAAATAGGAGAGTTTTTTGAAATTTCTGCTTATGGCGAATATGATCAAAATACTTTAAGCAAATTGCTAAATCCCGCTTACTTTTTCCACAAAATTTCAGACCAACTTTTTGAAGAATTAGCATCTAAGTTTAAAGAAAATTTAACACCTTTTCTTTATTCTCCAGTTTTCTACAATCAGCAAATGCCTAAACTTGACTTCTACGCATTAGACGAAGAAAAAACTTATGAAGTAGTCTCTATCCTTTTGGAAGAGAAACAAAATTAGATTCAAACTTCAAATAGTTATAAACTAACTCTAGGGCGGCATATGCTCCAACATATGTTAGCCCTTTTTCTTTTTTAATCGCGTCAATGATACGCTGTGCTACTGGCGATAATGGTCTCAAAGGGTTCGGCTTATTAAAACCGGTTTGTATATATCCTGCTTCAAGTAGCGAAAAATGTTTCAATTCCCGTAGTAACTCCAAGTCTTTTTCTGTCAGTTCCATCTTTAAGCTCCTTTCTGTTTTCCAGATGTACTATCCGTACACTTAATAGGCAAAAAAATATTGTCAACTGTTGTTTGTAGCGCTTTTGCAATCTTGAAAGCAACATCGATTGATGGTTTCCTTTTCCCACTTTCTAAGAAAGCTATATATCTAACTGTTACACCAACATCGACAGCAAGCTGTTCTTGACTGATTTTATTTTTTAATCTTATATCTTTTAACTTACTCATATCGCCCCTCCTTTCTATGTACATATTGTACAGTACATTTTGTGGAATGTCAATGGATTTTTTTAAAATTTATTGTATAATGAACTTACAGTACATTTAAGGAGGGTATCATGTTAGGTCAAAAGATAAAGCAGCTACGGCTAGATAATGATATAACACAAAAAGAACTAGCAGACTTTTTAGGCGTGACACCAAAAGCAATATCTTTTTATGAACTTGGGCAGCGCATGCCCTCTCCTGAAATGATATTGAAAATGGCAAATAAATTTAATGTCACTACAGATTTTCTATTGGGTAATGAAGAAATCCCTTCACAGGATGGCTATTACCTTGACCCTGAAGCTGCAAAAATGGCGCAAGAGCTTTATGATAATCCTGGCATGAGAATATTATTTGATGCTGCTAGAAATGTCTCTGCCGACGATTTAAAGCTTGCTGCTGAAATAATAAGCAGAATGAAAAAAGAAGAAGAACATGATGTAGACTAGAGGTGATTATTATGGTATCTAGGGTGGTTCTTGCCAATCTGCCCTGTAAAATTGGCGGCTATTGTGTGGTAAATGCGGATGGCGACAAAATATGTGTTTTAAATTCACGACATTCTTTTGAAGCAAATAAAAAAACGCTCCTGCATGAGCAGGAGCATATTGTAAATAATGACTTTGAGAGGCACTATAAAGTTGATGAAATTGAATTATTTAGACACAGGTAGTTTTATTTTTTTAACTTTCAGGTTAGCATTATGCTAATTTAATTATATTAGAGGATGTGTTTATGATGAAAAAGACTTTATCTATATTATTTTTATGTTTAGCTATATCTAGTTTTTCGGGGTGTGGCGGCAGTGGGAATACAACTGCGAGCCAACAAAAAGAAAGTAAATTAGGAACAAAAAGCACCTTCTCCAAAAACCGTAAGCAAAGACAATACTCAAGCAATAAAAAGCGGTATGGGTATTGATGATGACACCGCAAAAAAAGTTGATGCCATACTACTTTCGGTTGGTATTAATGATTTAACCAAGATCGACGGAACACCAAGCATGGGCTATATGATAGAGTCCCCACTTTTAGGAAAAGCCATAGCCGTTGCATATGGAAACGAAGCAAAGGAAATAACCAAAATAGTTTATAAAAATGTTACATTATATGAAAACGGAAAAGTATTAAGCAATATATCCAGCGGTAATTTAACCAATAGCGAAAAACATACAGCTATGAATTATGCAGAACGCGAAGTTAAGAAGATTTTAAAAGATCCAGCATCAGCTAAGTTCCCGGGTTCCTATTGGGTATCTAAATCTAATAATATAATTAGTGTTGTCGGTTATGTTGATGCAAAAAACAGTTTTAACTCAATGGTAAAAAGTAAATTTAGGGTTGATTTCAACAAAGATTGGAAGGTTGAAGGAATAGAAGTTGACGGATTATAAATAAAAAAGACCGCCTCGGACTGGAACTCCGAAACGGTCAAGTAACGCCCACCCCTACAGCGAGCTGATTACTATAAATATTATAGCACATCAGCTCTGCTACTGCATACTCAAATTACAGTTAGGAGCTGATTTTTTATGGCCCGAAAGAGAATTAACGGCGAAGGTTCTATTAATTATGAAAACGCCAGGGACAAATATAGAGCAGCAATTACAGATCCAAACGGCAAAAGGATCGTAAAAAGGTTCGATAACCCTGATGATGCAATTACATGGTTATCTACCACTAAATCAGAAATATTTAAAGGCAGCTACATACCGCCATCAGATATAACGGTGGGTGAATGGCTAATCGAATGGTTAAAAACTTACATTGCGCCGAATGTTCGCCCCAAAACTGTACTAAGATATAAGCAAACTATGAATTATTTAACGCCTTTAGCTAATATAAGGCTGCAGCATTTAACAGCTCATTCAGTGCAGCAATTTTATAATGATTCTATATTAAGCAGTAATGCTAAAAACAAATTACATAAACTGCTCAAAGCTGCCATAACCAAAGCTCACATTTTGGATTTAATCAACAAAAATATCATGCTTGCAATTGCAGCTCCTCGAGTGGAAAAAACTGAAATCGTTATTTTTAGCCAACAAGACATACAACAAATTCTAAACACTCTTCAATCGAAGTCGACAAATCTTAGACTAAGAAAATATTATCCTATGATGTTATTAGCTATAACGACCGGAGCACGGTTAGGGGAAATTCTTGGTCTTAAATGGCCTTGTGTAACGAACAATCGGATAATTATAAATAATAGTCTGCAAGAAATTTCCGGCAAGCTCATTGATATGCCACCAAAAACACCCGCAGGCAACCGAAGCATCATTGTTCCAGAAGAAGTCATGTCAGCTTTAAACAGCCTCCGACAAAGCGATAAAGTAATAGAATTACAGGGTTATGTTTTTCATACTTTAAATCGTACACCTTATGCCCCACGCAACATCGAAAGAATATGGAAAGCCACTCTAAAAGCGGCAGGAATAGAGCATAAAAAATTTCATTGTTTGCGTCATACCCATGCTACACAACTATTAGCTTCTGGCATTCCTCTGCTTGAAGTAGCTAAGCGTTTAGGTCATAGCAAAGCGAGCCACACATTAGATTTATATGGCCACGCGATTCCTGGTTATGATGAACATCTTCCCGAAAAAATTAAAAATATTTATTCGCTTTAG